CGTGGTTGCCGATTTAGTGATTTATATTTGAATTGTCTATAAGTGGTGCAATGCCACGTTTTCATAATAGATTGTTTTGTTTTGTGGGCATTTTCTTCGGATTATGCCCATTTTATTTTTACTGATTATCAAGCAGTTACAAAAAAAACTAAAAAAAACTTTACTTTTTTAGGTACAAAATTTTTTTATTCGGATTTCTTTATTTACCTTTGAGTATGCTTATGAGAAAGGGCATACATTTTTAAACAAAAAAAACAAAACAAAATGAAAAATTACAACGACAACAACATCAAAAACATTTTAGAATTAATTAATAGACCAGGTTTAGCAACTGTTGCAAGAATGATTAGGTTAGCTGATAAAAAGTTTAACATTAATGAAAATGAAGTAATTAAATCTATTGAATTACTACTTGATTTAGAAGTAATAAAAGAAAAAAACGAAATGGTGGGAGATGGTTGGAATACAAGAGAAACTTGGAAAGTTTACGAATTAGCACAATAATAAAAACGGAGGATGCCGAAAATCCGATACAACAGAGTAGGCACAAAAACAAAACTTAATACAAATGGAAGCATACACAATAGTAAGACAAGGTGGCAGTCACTACGATACTAACGATGAAAGATTTTATTCCGATAGTTGGGAATGCACCTTAGACACAAAGGAATATTTAGAAATGCTTATGGCAAACAATCCTCAAAAGTTTGAGAATTGCCAAATTATAATTAACTTGTAAACCAAAACAAAAAACAAAATTATGGAAAACTGGACAAACACATTTGGTAGCTTTATTAACAAGCTAACACAACGAAAAAAACTTTTTGACTTGCACCATCAAGATGGCGAAACTGTAAAAGGTAGCATCTACTATGAGGATAGTTTCCTTGAAGAAAAAGGCATCAGCATTTGTAAGTATGACCTATGCAAATTCTTAGGCTTGGAAGTATGTAAATATTATGGAGATGTTACTGTAATAGAAATGCATCATACTTTTAATTTTCACGATGGTTATGACCAGGAAGAACAACACACATATTTATGTGATTATGAGTTTAAGCATAGAGATATTATTGATTATTTAACCGACAAAAATTTATTATAATGCAGAGTTTATTTTTCTTATTATTAGCTTGTATTTCCTTGTTCGTTATGGGAATGCAACACATTGAAAAAGGCACAATAAGTAAAACCTTATTTGTGCATACAATCATCGCAATCATATTATTTTACTTAACATTTTTTAAAACAATCTAAAATGAAAACATTAACGTACACAGATTTGCTTGGAATCTTAAAAGCCAAGCGCAAAGAAAAAGGACTTATTCAAAAAGACATAGCAGAGCATCTTGACAGCACTCCACAGAGTGTCTTAAACTGGGAACAAAATAAATTTGATATGCCCACAACTAAGATGCTACAATACGCAGAACTTGTTGGATTAGAACTGAAAATTTCGTAACTTTAAAAAGCAAAACAATGGAACAATTTAACGCACTTTACAGCCTATCGCAAAGGCTATTAAATGATAACAACATCACAACGCTGGTAGCTGTGTTTGAAGCAGATGTAAAGCTATGTAGCAGACACAAGCTAAGTAAGTTTGGAATCGGCGCAGACAACACCTTAAAAATGATTAACGGACAAAAACAAATAACTATAAAAATAAAGTAAAATGGAGAAGTACACAGAAGTAAAAGAACTATTAAAAGATTATAACCAGGTAGATGTAGAGAAATTTACATCATATTGCATAGGTTTAGAAATGGCTAAGAATGGAAGCAAGAATCCATTTATGAAGAGATTACCTGCCAATAAATTATCGGATTTATTTAAGCGAGTTACCAATGAAGGATTAAAATTTGATGGTAAGCACGTTACCTTGCAGTCAACTGGAATAAACTATGATTATATGGCTTATAAAAATAAGATGCTTATGGCATATCCAGAATCAATAATTGATGTGGATTTAGTTTATGAGGGTGATGAGTTTACCTTAGCTAAATCATCTGGCAAAGTAATTTGTAATCACGAAATAGTTAACCCATTTGATAGAATTGATTCTAAGATAAAAGGTGGTTACTGTATAATTAAGAATAAAAGAGGGGAATTTGTAGTTACCTTAACCAAAGCTGATTTTGAAAAACACAGAAAGGTGGCAAGAACCGACTTTATATGGAAGGCTTGGTATGTAGAAATGTGTATGAAAACTTTGATTAAAAAGTGTGTGCGAATTATGTACGATGATGTTTATGAAACAATAGATGAAGAAGATAATAAGCAAATAAATTTAAATCAAATTAAAAAAGACTGGATTAAGGACATAGACAAAGCCGAGTCTGCTGAGGAATTGGATATGATTTGGAGTGCGATGAGTGCCAAAGAGCAAACGAATTACCAGGAAGTAATTAATGAAAAACAAAAAAATATTTAATTATTTTGCTACAAAATTTTGTAGTCTGAAATATTAATATTAGATTTGGGTATCGTTAACAACAAAACAAAAAAAATTATGACAACTTCAGTATTATTAAAAGTAAAAGATAGCAAGGTAAAAGTAGTTACAGAGTCTGGAATAGTAATGCACAAATTTAGTGTATCAGATGATTCAGTTAAGGGGTTATTAAGCCAACTAAAAAAAGAATCATTGGAATATGATTTAGAGTCAGTTGATGTTCTTGATGTTGTTTACTTAGATTAAAAAACAATAAACGGAGGATGCCGAAAATCCGAAATAGAGTAGGCTTAAACAAAACAAAACAACTATGTTTGAAAAACACATTTTTAGAAGCCATTCGGTAGGCACAATTGTAAACGTACCGAAGCCTTTAACAGCCACACAAAGCGAAACGCTTACAGCTTATCGTAAACGCGCAAACGGAGAAGGCAAACCTTTAACCGACAATCAAAAGAAAACCTGGCACTCATTAGAGCATAAGCACAATGAAAGTAAAACGTACAAGCTAAATGATACTGCTAAGAAATACTTAAATGATTTGGTATTTGAAAAGCGAACTGGTAGAAGGTCAAAACTTGAAAATAAGTATTTTACCAAAGGCATAGAAGCAGAAAAAGCAGGTAGAGATTTAACAAGTCGGATTCTTGGTTTAAGATTAACTGAGGACACAGAAAGAAAGCAAAATGATTGGGTGACTGGTTTGCGTGATGTTAAGAGTGATGAAGTTATTATTGACATTAAGTCGGCTTGGTCATTTGAATCATTTAACAAGCACCTATTATCAAAGCCAAACGAAATGTATCTAAGGCAATTAGATTGTTATATGGACTTGTGGAATATCAAAGATAGTTTATTAGTTCACGTTTTAGTGGATACACCTGCAAAGTTAATTGATGATGAGATTCAGCGAATGGATTGGAAGTACAATATAAGTGATTTGAGTGGTGACATTAGAGACGAGTTTATTAGTGATGTGGTTGAGTTAGTAAGCAATCATATTTTTACTGGCAAAGGACTTGTAGATTACTGCACACAATCTTCAAACGTTCAATTAAGTTGGTTTGATGATTTTATTGAGTTATCAGATGACCAACGCATCCATATGATTCCACATTCATTTGACCAGGTGCGAATTGAACAGCGTAACGAGTGCATCAAGGTAGCACGAGAATATATGAATACAGTTAAACCAATTAATAACATTATTAAATAACCAAAAAACAAAACAAATGAGTACAGCACAAAAAGATGCTTTCATTCAAGGAATAGAAAGTGGCAAATTTAACACAGACAAGGCAAGAGTTTATCAGTTGCTTACAATAGAAGCACAGACTTTGGAACAGCTTAGAATTAAGCTAAATAAGAAAGGCTTAAACGAGTTATCTGGAAGGGTAACGGATTTGCTTGATATGGGTTTGATTAGGGAAACATCAAGAGGGAGATACACCAAGTATGAAGTGGTGACCGATGAGTTAAAGCAGTCAATGTTGTCCAATCAAAGGCAATATGAGAAGGCTTTGAGATGGAAGAAGCAAGGCGAAGAAAGAGGATATATAGATATTTTAAACTTAAAAACACAAACACTATGAGCAAGGAAAGAATAATATCAAGAGCATTAGTTTTGATGCAATTACAACAGCTTACTTTTGAGCAGTTAGATGGGCAAATAAAGCACTCTTACAAACAACATCACAATAACTTTATGAATGCAACAGAACGTGAATTAAATCGCTTAGAACGCATTATAAATAGCAACGTGGATGAGCAAAGTGCTAAAGAAGGTTTAGCAGCACAAAATGAATTAACATTAGCCATTGATTATATAATGGATGTGATATTTGGAGTGCAGGAGAACAAGGATTTATTAACAGCTATTCAAAAAAATATAAATGGAGATGATTAAAGCAGGTCAAAAGGTAAAAGTGCATCTCGGTGTATTGGGTAGTTGTTATGGAATTACAACTGGAAGAAGCGTTAAGCGAGTCTTAAAAAAACGAGAGGTAGATGTGTTGGAATTAAAGCAATGTTTACCGATACCATTTAACGAGATAGATATGTTTCGTGATGGTGGTGAGGTTAGCTTTAAGATACGTTATGCAAACCAGGTGCAAATATACAAAGATGAGGAAGAGGTATTCCCAAAAAGAGAATTATTGGGGTATTACAAATTAAAAAAGCCTTATTTTAAAGAATACTATTAGATAAAAGTTTATCTTTGTAAAGTAGCAATAAATCGTAACGCACACGATAGCTAAAAAAATTAATATTTAGGCTTTTTTTGAAACTTGCAGTGCGTTTGTAAGGAGTAGATTAAAGCCTTTTTTTATAACTAATATTATGGCAAAAGACAAAAAGAGCATAATAGTTTATGCAGATTGGCAGGAACAATTTGATAGCCTAACAGATGAAGAAGCTGGTAAGCTTATAAAGCATTTCTTTGCTTATGTAAACGACGAAAACCCAACATCGGACAGACTTACCGAGTTGATGTTTATACCTTTAAAAAAGGCTCTTAAACGTGATTTAAGAAAGTATGAAAGTTATATAGATAAACAGAAAAGCAATGGGAAAAAAGGAGGTAGACCAAAAACCCAAAAAACCCAACCCTTTTTAGAGAAACCCAAAAAAGCTGATAGTGTTAATGTTAATGATAATGTAAGTGATAATGATAATGATATACTTTTAAAAAAAGTAACAAAAGGGAGTGATTTATCAAAAGGTGTTATTGATTATTTTAATGGGGTTTGTACCAGCTTACCAAAAGTTATTAAAGTAACAGACAAAAGAAAACGCTTAATAGTAAGCCGAGAAAAAGAATATTGTAAAAATGATTTAAAAAAGGTTATTGATTTAACTGCTGAATCTGCATTTTTAAATGGTGATAATGACAGAGGCTGGACAGCTAACTTTGATTGGATGATGGAAAAAAGAAATTTTATTAAGATATTAGAGCAAACGTACAAAAACAAAACAAATGGAAAAACTAAGCGAAATATTACACGAGAGCAATTTGAGCAATCAATTGACAAGCATTTCCAAGATTGAAAATGGTGCAATAAGTATCTACAATGGAAAACTAAGTAAGGAGGGAATTAAAAAGAACTGCTTAAAGATTCTTGCAGCGTTTGAAAAAACGGATGCTATGTTTACCGACCTATTGACAGAGAGCCTTAAAAGAAATGGATTTACAGATGAAAGATTTACAGATGCTGTCAACTATGTGATTGACAACTGTCGCTATCCTAAACCAAGCATTGCAGATTTTGTAAGCTATGACAAAAACGTAAAGGTATATACCTGGCAAGATATGGTAAATAATTCATTTGATTTTAGTAAGTTTGTTAAGATTCGCATAAGTGCCGAGCAAAGCAAACCACTATACATAAGACAAGAAGATTTTGAAACAAACAATTTTATAAAATATGAATGAGATAATTAAAGCATTAACCGAACTAAAAGACAATAGATTACTTGAAATCATTTTAAAGTGTACGGATGAGGACATTGAAAACCAATTCCAAAACAATATCCAAAAGCTAAATGATGATGATTTAGATTTATTAATAGGATTACTTAGAAAATCTGGTTATAGTTACAAAGCAATAGAACAAATTTTAAACGGACAATAAAAACAAAACAAAATGAGCAGAGAACTAATAGGAAAACTTTTAGAATTAAGAGAAGATTACCCAAATTACCGAGAGGAAATAAACTTAACTATTCACAGAATATCACCTAAAAGAAGTGGTCATCACTTGAGTAATGTGGTGGCAAGTTATATAGAGATATTGTGCGATGATTTGGAAGTAAGCAGAAAGCATTTTTTAAATAAAAGGTCAAGAGATGTGATTTATTACAGATACAGCTTAATAGCCTGGCTAAAATATAATACTAGTATGAGTCTTAAAGAGATTGGTAAGCTATTTGGCAATAAAGACCACAGCACCATTATCAATGCTTTAAATGAGGTAAAGAATGCATTACATCCAAATAGTTACAATCAAGATTTAAGCGACACATACCACAAGGTTAAGGAAGCATTAGAGCAATGAAAAAAAATAATTTATTTTTTTATGTACAAAATTCTTTGGTTTGTTATTTTTTTTATTACCTTTACATTATTAAAGGGAATAACCCATAACAATAAAACAAAACAAAATGACAACTCAAGAAATCTTAAACTCAAGAAAAGAAAACAAATTTTTATCTTTTAGCAATGAAAATGCTCAATGGGATTCAATCTCAAGAGATAACAACCATATGATAACTTTTTATGGTGGTAAAGAAATAGTATATAAGTTTTACAAAAACGAAAAATCATACGCAAAAAGACTTTCTCAATTAATGAAAAGAGGGTTTTAATATGAAAGATTGGAAAGACATACTCTACGAGAAAACAAAAGATGAGCCATTGGCAGAAATCTTTACAGAATAATTAAAAGCCTTACATTAAATTGTAAGGCTTTTTTTTTACTTTTGTTTTATGAAAAAGTGCAAAGGCATAAATAAGGCAAAAGGATATGGATGTGGCGAGTTGGTAGAACGCAGAAAGTATGGCTTATGTTTTGAACACAAATGCTTTGCAAAATGGCTTTACGGAACTGATGAAGGTAAAGAAACTTTAAACCGACACACGATAAAGGCAAAGAAAGAAACAAAGCACAAGGAAAGAATACAAGACCAAAAGAAGAAGATAGACCTAATGAGTTTAAGCAAAGTTAAAAGCACTATGATACAGCCAAAGATAAACGAGTTAGTGCGAATCATTGACAATGGGCAACCTTGCATAGCAACTGGCAACTATGGCAAGATGAACGCAGGACATTTTTATCACGCAGGTGGCTCATCTCAAATAAGATTTAACTTACACAACATACACATACAATCATTTGAATCAAACCATTTTAAAAGTGGTGATGCAATGAACTACATTCAAGGCATAAAACGAATATATGGTGATAGTTACCTGGAATTTATGGAAGGATTAAAGCAAACACCAAGCGACAAGCACACAAAGCAGTTTTACCTTGAGTTAAACACTAAGCTATCAGCAATTAAGAAGTGGCTTAAAAGCGAAATAAATGGCAAAATACAAGATTCTAACAATAGGATTAGACTACGAAATCAAGTAAACATTTTGCTTGGATTGTATGAAAATAAATATGCTGTATTTAAGCAAAGTAAATGATAATTAATATAAACTTTTAAAAAAATTTTGTATCAAATTCTTTTTTTTGTTAAAAAGGTGTATATTTGTGTAAACAAAACAAGAAAACAATGAATACTTTTGAAAAACTAAACGATTTAATACTAAGTGGTAAAGTTTATGAATATGCTAATAGGTGTTGGTTTACTTGCTATATGGCTTGGACTAAACTACCTAAAAAAATGAAGGAAGAAACTTTATTAGTTGAGGGTTTGGCTAATGGTAATACGCATTATTGGCTAAAGGTTAATGGCGAAGTATTTGATGTTCATTATAAATTGCTTGATGAAGATATGAGTGTAGAGCAAGAATACAAATACAATGAAGAAAAAACATACTCATTTTTTGATGTAAAAGTTGACAAAGAATATTATGAAGAAAAACCAGCTTCTAATTGGCTTGGTAAAAATAAATGGTCAAAAGTTTGGCATCTTGAATTTTAAATCTAACTAAATTTAGTTATTAAAAAGCCAAGACTACCAGGTAAAAGCCTTATCTTTAAGGCACTCTATTAATTAATAATTTAAACAAAAAACTATGAGTAAAATGCTAACTGGTTCAATAAATTTGAACAAAATTGACAAGACAAAAATTGTAAGTACTAATAAGGAAGGAAAACCTTTTGAGAATGGTGCAAAATACTTAAACGTGGTCATATGGCTAAATGATGAAGCAGACCAATACGGAAACAATGCAAGTATTCAAATCAGCCAAACAAAAGAACAACGTGAAGCTGGAGAGAAGGCTGTGTACATTGGCAATCTAAAATATCCAATGCAAAGAACTGAAGAAACAAAAGGGGTAAAGCAAGAAGCAAGTGGACTACCTTTCTAAAACATAATAATTGGTTTGGTTAAGGCTGTTGTATTAGGTTATAACAGCCTTTTTAATTTTAAGAATATGGACAATAAAAAAGAATACTATACTAAGTGTTGCAAAATAATAGATAGGCTCTTAGAACGCTATTTAAAGCCTTTAAATGATGATTTAACCGATGGCATAAAGGATGAAGATATAGCACAAGACTTGTATCATAAAAATTCCTTTGAATGATTACCAAATAAATTACATAGATTTGTCAAAACGTGATAATATCGTGAAGTAATGGCAAATAATAAAAATCATATGGATAACCTAACTCCCTTTAGTAAGGATAACCAACCAACACCAGAAGCAAAAAGAGAAGGACACAAAAGAAAGAGAGCATTAAAAGATTTAGCAGATGCATTAATTAGTGGTGAAAGATTAGATAAGTGCAAAGTAATAGCTAACAAAGTAGGCATAGATTTAAACGATAACGAGTTCACTTTGGACATAGCAATGACCTTAAAGCAAATTGAAAAAGCATTTGATGAGGGAGATACAAGAGCATACCAAGCTGCAATGGATAGATTGATGGGCAAAGCACCACAACAAATAACGCAGGACAATACGCACCAGGTAGAGCCATTACAATTTAGAATTATAGGCAAAGATGGTAAACCTACTTGAGCATCAAAGCGAGTTTTTAGAAAGCCAACACCGACACACTGGATTAGTTGGTGGTTTTCGTAGTGGTAAAAGTCACATAGGTATTTGGAAAACAATCTCCAAAAAGCTACAATATCCAAGCGTAGATGTAGCGTATTATTTGCCTACATATCCATTAATTAAAGATATTGCATTCCCAAAGTTTACAGAAGCACTCACACAAGCTAACATACCTTTTACGCTAAACAAGTCGGATAAGGATATAATAACACCATATGGAAGGATTATAATGCGTTCAATGGACAATCCAGACCTAATCGTAGGCTATGAGGTAGGATATAGCTTAATTGATGAAGCAGATGTATTACCAAAGCGCAAAATGGAGGATGTGATGGTTAAGATATTGGCGAGAAATTCGGTTAAGTCAGATGGCAACAATAACGCAACGGATTTTGTAAGCACACCAGAAGGCTTTAGGTTTTTGTATGATTTCTTTGTTAAGCGTGACACAGACAGTAAGCTATTGATAAGAGCATCTACACGAAACAATCCATTTATCTCAGATAGTTATATTGAAAGCCTTGAAGAAACGTACACACCAGAATTACTAAGAGCATATTTAGAAGGTGAGTTTGTCAATCTAACAAGTGGCGCAGTTTATAACCATTTTGATAGAAGTGGCAATCATTCCGATAGAGAAGTGCAAGATGGAGATATATTACACATTGGTTTGGATTTTAACGTGGGTGCTATGGCTGCGATTGTTCACGTTATTGATGAAGGCAATCCTATTGCAGTAGATGAGGTCGTGAATGCGTACAAAACTGAGGACATTTGCCAAATATTAAAAGGTCGCTATCCTAACCATCGGTTATTTGCTTATCCAGATGCAAGTGGTAAGGCAGTAAAGACAAGCGCAAGTATAACGGACATAGATACGATTAAGAAAGCAGGAATAAATGTAAGAGCCTTAAAGGTTAATCCTAACGTAAAGGATAGGGTAAACACGATGAACAAAAAACTGCAAGATAAAAGCTATCTAATTAACACCTTTAAATGTCCAACATACACAGATTGTTTAGAGCAACAGCCATATAGAAACGGAGAGCCAGATAAAACGCTTGGACTTGACCACGCAACAGATGCAGGTGGTTATTTTATATGGCATCAATTCGGTAAAAAGAAAAACCAAGTATTTTTATGAGTGATGTTGAAATACAAATACTAAATTTAATAGACAAGATTAACCTATCATCAAGTAAAAAAGATGAGGACAAATTATATAAACTAATAGCTAAATTAGAAGATGAACACATTTACGATAACAGCAAACGGAAAGAGTAAAAAAGATGTCAAAATACCAAGTGGTAGATATGATGTAAACATTGAGCAATGGAGTAAAGCACAAGAGCATTTAAACACAGCTTTAAGGGCAAATGATTTACTGGAGGAAGGCAAACTTGAAGAAAGCCAAAAACTTGCAGTAGAATCAATGTGTGGCACTATGTCAGCCTTGAGCATAGGATTAGAAATGGATGATTTACTGCGTATGGATATGGACAAGGTAAACAACTTGTTTATGTTGCAGTTTGCTTGGTTACAAAATGAAACACCAAAACGCAAATTTAAGATTAAAGGCAAGAAGTTTGAAATACCTAACTTTGGAGAAAGGAGCTGTGGTGACTTTGTGGATACAATGAGCCTACTAAGCATATACGAAGATTACCAAGATGCAGACAAAGGAATTATAATAGCTGCCATCTATATGCGTGAAGGAGAATACTACCAAGATTTACAAGAGATAGAAGAACGGATTGAGTTTTTAAAGAAGTACGGCAGAATGGATTTATTTTACTCGTGCGCTTTTTTTTTGCTCAATTCTATGAGGAATCACAAAATAAATATGCAGCCACATTCACAACTAAAAGTGGAGATGGAAAAACTAACGAGTACATTAAACGCTTGGGTTTCTACCCTATATTTGCAAACGTTGCAGAATCAAACGTATTTTCGTACTCCGTAGCTTGGTGGAAAGTATGGAAGAAAGACTTAAACCGATTAGACCAGTTGTTTAATACCCCATTTGATGAGGTAATGAGTTTTGTGGAATACAAGAGTGCTATAAATTAAAAAAGCCTCACAAGTTAATGTAAGGCTTTTGATTAGTTTTGTGATTTCTTGCGAATATTAATTTGCAATCTAATACCCTCTAAAGTAGATTTTAAAGTTTCTAACGAATCGCTCTCTAATTCCTTTTGTTTGCTATCCGAAATGTCACTCCAATGATTCCATTTATTGGGATGATTATTTAAAATGTTTAATTGATGCCAATTAAATTTGATATTTGAGATTAACTCGTTTTTGCTTAAATTTTCCATTTTGTTTTGTTTTATTGTTATGACTTATTGCCTTTGATAATGTAAATATAAAACGAATATTTGGAACTACAAAATTTTTAACCTAAAAAAGTAAAGTTTTTTTAAATTAATTTTAATTAAGCTTTATTTTTGTTGTAATATTTGCAATTTTAATTAGTTAAATTTACCAAGATATGAATCTATTAAGCCTAAGAGATAGAATACGCACCAAAGCAATAGCCAACAGCCTTACCTACACAGAGATTGAAACATTATTTGATGTTAATGAACTACTAAATCAAACAATGCCTTGCTTGGCTTGGCGATATAGTGGAGAAACTAACAACTTTGATGAGGTAGGTACGGAGATGAGCCTTAATATCTACCTGCTCACAGAATTTCCAGATAGTGTTAAAACGGAAACGGCAGATTATCAGCGTGATTACATAGTAACACAACAAGATGCGTTAAGAACTTTCTTTTACACCTGGCTACAAGCAATGCCATTTGAAAGTGGTAGCGATTTTTTAGAGGTTTTAAGCACAGAAGAAATACCGATTGCAGAAAGGTTAAGCATTAACGCTTTCCTTACTATGGAGTTTAGAGTAAACATCTCAATAAAGCGTGATTTTTGTGTAGAGCCAGAAGAGATAACACCAACAGCAGACGAGGTTAAGGTTTATTTTAATAGCGTTTTAAAATACACTCAAGCGTGTAATGTAGATTTACAACTAACGCTAAAGAATCAAGATGGTGATGATATAGATGCTACGTTTACTGGATACAATATTGTAGTTAATCAAGGTGGTGCAGATGCATCGGTTAACAATTCAGATAGTAGCTATACTGCATCTGTTGCAAGTGGTGGAACATTAGTTTTGCCAGACATTGTAGTAAGAAACACAGACAGTAGCTTTACTATCTCATCTCCGAGCGTTAAGGATGTAAGAACTCCCGATATAACAATAAACAATTCAGATAATAGCTATAGTGCAACAAGCCCAAGTATGCTGAACGTTGACATACCAGACGAAGCTATTACAGTTAATAGCGCAGCATTTATAACAAAGCCAAGTAAGAAAGACCAAGATATACTTTTAAAGGATGTAAGCGGAACAACGATTACTCCAGTATCATTAAGTGGTAATACAATTACTATTTTAGATGCTGTTGTAGGAGGTAATAAAGGTTTAATGCCTTTAAAAACTGGGCAAACCACAAGCTATGCAACTAATGATGATGGAGATTTGCAAAGAGGTAGATTAACTAATTTTAATACTATACCTTATAATAATCCTTTTGGTGGAACTGATAGGTTTACAGATGAATTAGGTGGGCAAACATACACTAACAACATTATTATTGATTGGTCATCTTGGGATGGTGGAACTGCTGTATTGGGTTATTGTTTTAGCAACCATAGTAGCTATGCTTTTCCAAGAAATTGGGCAGATTGGATGAGTAATAGTCCTTATACTTGCTCTTCTTTTACTGGATGGTATTTAGCGAATTATCAAGAAGCATCGGTGGTGTTTAGCTGTGAAGATGCATATAACTATTCGCCTTTTAATTATACTGATGAATTTTGGACAAGTACAAGTAATGTACATGAGCCATCTACAAGGGCAATCGGTTATCGTGCAGCTACAGTAATGAGTTTAATTAGAAGTTTTAAAACACAAAATCTTAGGTCATTGTTAACAAGAACATTTACAGTTACTGGAACAACATTAAGTTAAAAATAAAGAGAAATGGCAACATATAAATTTGAACAATTCAAGGTAGAAATAACAAACCCAGCAGTATCTGCAAATGAAGATACTATACAATTACAAGTGTCTAAAAGCACGATTGCAGTAGATGTATTATTAGAAACTAAAGATGCTAAATTTGGTCTGTTACTTGATTGTATAAAAGTAGAAAATCTTAACTACGAAAGCTATGACAATTTAATAGTAAGAGTAAATGAAAGATTAAAAGACTTTGAGGTGTGAGCAGTT